ACTTTGGATATTTCCTCTTGCTCCCCTTCGATCTCCCGCAAGGTTGATACTTGCCATCCTTCTTCGGAGCTCCAATGTCTACCCATTTTTCCGCTACCCATTTTCTAAGACCACCCTCAGACATATTTAGTTTTTTTCCTATTTTTTTCTTTTACTTTGCCACAACCAATTGCAATGATTTTTTTACCTTTTGCGAGCTTTGGTTTTGGTCTTCCTTTTCTTTTTGCCACCTGGTGTTACCTTTCCTGAACATACTGCAGATGCATACATATTTGCATAAGCAGAAGGATACACTTTAAATTTTCTTTTTGCTGCTGCTTTTCCTCTAGCACAAAGTTTAGCCATGACTAGTGTCTCGCTTTACCCCAGCCTGCAATTTGAATAGATTTCTTTTTGCCTTTTGGATTACCAACCGTATCAACTGAATCATCAGCTTTAACTTCTACTGGTCCACCCATAGCAAACACGCCTCTGCCTTTTAAAACATCAGCTTTAGTTACTTTTCCGTCTCCAGTTAAATCTGGAAATTTTTTCTTAGCCATTTTTTGCCTCCTTTTTACATTTACATTCGTGACTACACAAACACTGTGTAATACCAAATACTTTACAAATTAATTCACATACTTTTTGTTTTATCTTTTTAATCATTTTATCTCCATCCTTTTTTTGCTATTTTAGGTTTTCCTTTTGTAACAAGGCCACCTTTTTTATATCCTTTTGATCCACCACATCTAAGTTTTATTTTTGGTTTATCTTGTTCTGGCTCAGGTGCCATTTTTCCTTTTTTCATTAATTCTTTTAAAGTTTTTTTATTTTCCTCTGCAATTTTTTTATTTTCTTGTAAATCGCTATCATCGTAATCGTTATTAGACATTTAATGCTCCTTATTTATTTTTATTCATGTTTATCACGTCCGTTGCTTTAAGTCCATACACGGCAGCCACGACTGACACCCATAAACCAACTACCCACCACGGCATTTCTTGTAATTTTTGAAAATATAAATCAATTTTAGCTTGCATTTTATCATCTTCTGCAAAAACACTATAAGCCAATAAAAACAAGGGCGATGAAATCGTTATAAGTATGAATTCGTCCTTCCAATCGTTTTTTTGATTCTCAAATACTTTACCGGTGTACTCAATTTCACCTCTTTTCATTTTTTCTGCATGTAAAAGAGCAGCTTCTGACATTGCAACTTCAGATTTTTTCTTATTTTTGTAAATATCTAGACCAGCTTTAATACCTTGGCCTAATAATCCCCAAGGAAACATTATTTTTTACCTTTTTTTGATTTTCCAGCTTGAGAAAGTGCGATTGCAATTGCTTGTTTACGGCTTTTTACCTTTTTTTTGCTTTTGCCAATGTTAAGTTCACCTTTTTTGAACTCTCTCATCACTTTTTTTACTTTTTTTTCTGCTTTATTCATTACATTCCATCCTTGTTTTTAAGTTCATGTTGTAAAACTGTTTTTGTTAATGAAGTATCCGCTCTTAAATTTGCTAATTCTTCATTTTGATCTAGTTTTTGTTGTGTTGACATTTGATTCATCATTGCTCTCATCTTATCTAGATTGATTCTCTCCTTAGATTCTTTTTCTTTTCTATAATTTTCTTGTGCTCTAAGATCTAATTCTCTTGCTCTTAGTTTTGCAATAGGATCATTATCAAATTGAGAAGTAATTTCTTTTTCTTCCTTCATAAATTCTTCCATCATCTCAGCAATCAATACAGCTTTTCTTGATTCAATTCTTTCAGACAACATTCTTATCTGCATTTGCATTTGTGGATCTTGCATTGCTTGTGGATTTTGTTGCATCATTTGTAATTGTTGTAATTCATTTCTGAATTCTATTTCTACTTGCTCTTGAGCCATTAAAGAAATGTGTTCAAAAATATTTTTTTCTAATGCAGCCATTACCACAGGGTTATTTCTAGCCATGTTCGTCGCCATGAAATTTAAATGCGCCGTCATATGCGCTCGGTGATCTTGTCCTGGAAATGCTTGGAATGGTGTCCCAGCAAGAGAGTCAATATGTTCTAATGCTGGGTCCTTTGGTTGTGGGGGTTGTGGACGAATTAGTATTCTATCAATATCTTTAACACCTAATGCTTCATACATATTTCTAAATACTTCATATTGATTATGTAATTGTGGATTAGACATTGCCAATTGCAGTTCCGTTTGCGCAAGGGAAATACGCTGTGTTTGAGAAAATATGTTTGGATCCGCAATCGGCAAAATATCTACTCGGTCATCAAAGTCTTGTTGTTTAATAACTCTTTGACCACCGACCACTTCGTAAGGGTACTCAGCAGGTAGATAAAGTTTAAAAACTCTTGCTAATAATTTAAATTCTTGTTTGAGTGCTGCGTAAATTCTTTTGTGTATCGCAGACATCGTTCGCGATCCTCTTTCCAGCAACGCAACTGTCGTGCCCACCGCGGCTTGCTGATTCCCATCCCCTACTTGCAAGTCTGCTATGGAAGCAAATCTTTGACCTGCAGTAACAACGACACCCATAAGCTGTAAGAGAGTTTGACTAGGCTCTTTAAATGGTAACATCATAAATGAATCTTTAATGTTTCCTCCAGGTGCATCTACATCTCTAAATTCACCGGGTTGTATTGCCTGTGCATCATCTCTAATTCTTATACCTCGTTGTTTAAAACCAGCAGGTAAGTTAGATAAAGTACCTGCATCTAGTAACTGTCTTAGGGCAGATGTAGCAGTTCGTGATAAACCGCCAATCATGTGGATCAAACCAAAACCATAAAATCCTAATCCTGGTAAAAATTTAAAATGTACAAAATATTGTACTTTAGCTTTTTTAGGATCATCTATTTCATAATTTCTTTTAATAGATAAAATTTCTCTTGAGTTTTCTTCTAAGGTTACAATGTAAGGAAGTTTAATTCCTGTTGGTTCACCATCAGGGCCTACATCTTCAAAACCTTCTAAATCTAAATTCACATGACATTCTAATAATGTAAATATATCATCGTCTCTACCTGATTTAGTTCTTCCTTCTAATTCATTTTCTTTTTTCTCAATTTCATCTTCATTGAGTTGACCTGGTTTTAATTCAATGTCTCGGTAAAATCCTGCCACTTGTTGTTTACGCATTTCATTTTCAGAAATTCTCACACGGTGGATAATTGCTTCTGCATCATCTAAAGAAGTCGCTGTATAGGGAATGATTAAATCATCAGCAGGGACAAATTTAGATACTGCTCTTTGCATGACTTCATCATAATATACTTTTTTAAAAGAAGATCCTGCAAGAGGTAAATAAAATAACATTTGATCAAACTCAGGTTCATATTCTTTCATTTGATCCATGAGTTGATAATTCATAAAATCTTTTACACGAGTTGCTTGTTGAGTTTTTTCTGGACTTGGAATTCCCATAACTTGTGTTCGGACAGGTCCATCCGCAGGTAATAATTCTTTGTACGCCAAAGCTTGAAACTGAGTCACAGCTTCTGCTAATACAGGGTGAGTTGCACCTGACGCACCAGAGAAAGGTTCACTTCTATTTTCATATTTAAATCCTAATAGATCTAAACCTGTTTTGTATGAACTTTCCCAATCTTTTCTTGAATTTTTATAATCTTGATAATTACTAAATAAGGTAGAACCTAAAGGTCCTAATACTTCATCGGGTAAATGTTCTGCTAAGTTAGCATAATGATTTTCCGCTCCTTCTACAGCAGCAATCGCTGGATCATAATTAATATCTACCGATCCATCTTCGTTCTCTTGTATTTCTACAGGATCACCTTGTTCTGTTAATGCTTCTTCTTGTTCTAATTGAGCTTCTTCAATTTCAGCTTCAGAAGGTACAGTTATATTTTGCTCTACATTAGGAAGAGCTTTGTCGATGTCTGCCATTTATTTTCTCCAGTTTTACTGTTTTAACAGTATTATATTGTAAATTCAAGCCCTGTGACTGAGGTCCTTTTTTAGGAGGTGGACCAGATTTTTTTCCATGTTTGTAAGGTGTATTAGTCTTCATCAGCGAATTTTTTCATTTCTAAATGAACATCATCTTCAATACCAAATTCAAGATCTTTCAATTTACCATCCATATCTGGTTTTGCTGTTACTTCATCATATTCAATATAGCCTGTTTCAGGATCTTGTTTAACCTGCATTTCAAATTCTTCATAACCCATATCTCCTTTGTCCCTAATTTTTTTAATTCTAGTTCCACCCGCTCCTTCATATAATTCATAGTCACCTAAATCATATCTCATAAATTCATCAGGGCTATCCATCTTACCTACAATTTTTGAAGTTCCCATCATTTTAATTTTAGCAATTAAATTAGATAAATATTCTGGTACTTGATTTGCAGATCTAGTTACTACTTCCATTACTTCTGGTGCAGCTTTCGTTGCCGGTTTAATAAACTTACCCAAGAAAGGTAAAGCAGCTGCAAGTGCTGTTGTTTGTCCTACAACTTTTAAAAATTTTCTTCTACCAACATTAACGGGTTTACCACCATCTTGTAATAATACTCTTCCACCTTTGGCAAAATTATATTCTCTTGGAGCACCGGATATAGTTGCATCAATCATATTAATAAAACCTCTTCTTCCTTCAGCTCTATCTTTATTTTCTTGTTCTATTTTTTGTTGTACGTTTTGTTTTTCTTGATTTAAATACATTTGTTCTTCTGCAGTTACTTCGGGTCTACCTGCTAATCCAACTAAACCTTCATCCATAGCATCCATTTGAGCTGCATCAAAAGATTGTTGTTGATTTATTTTTTTCTGAATGGTTTGTGCTTCTTCTGGTAAACGTTCGTATTCTCTAATCATATTATAAATAGGATCCGCACCTACAAATCTAAATGCAGTTTCACCTAAAGATTTTCCTTCTTCTAGTGCAACCGCTGTATCATAAATACCATAAGCTGTTCCTAATCCTGGTAATAGTTTTAAAGTACCTCTACCAATAGCTCCTCTGCCAATATCTTTAACACCTTCTACTGTAATATCTGTAAGGGGTTGTATTATTTGTTCTGAAAGAAATCTTGTACCTGGAATAGCTTCTGCATAAATCCTTGGTGCACCTTTAGCTGCAGCGCCAGAAAGTTTAGCTACATTTTTTTCAATTTTTAATTCATCTGCCATTTGTGATAATGGTTTAATATCTGATGGAACTTTAAAAGCATAACCTCTTGTCTTGTAATTTTTTTGAAGTGCATCTTTATAGGAATCAGATAATTCAGAATAATTAGCTACTGTTTTTTCTGGATTGTCTAATGATACTTTAAATAGTTTTATTCTTTTTTGTCCTGGTTTAACTTCTGCATTAAGTTTTGTTTCATATTCAGAAACAGTGTTATTAAATTTTTTGACTGCTGATTTTATTTTTGTGTCCGAACCACTTTCAATGGCATCTTGTAATTGTCTTTCAAGTATAGATTTTTTTCTATCAAACTCATATTTCATTCCTTGGTTTAAATCAGCATTGATAATTTGACCAAAAGCTGCATAAGGAGAAGTACCTCTTCTTGCAGAAGATGTGGCTCCAGCAGGTTCATCTATAGCATAACTTTCTGAAATGCCTTCTGGATATAAACGTTTAATTCCCATTTTTGTTGTAGATATACTTTTTTCACCAACCGCTCTTCCTATTTTAAGTTCAGATAATTTTCTAATAGCAGGATTGTATTCTGCATCCGCTTGTTGGAAAATAACTTCCGCTCCTTGTTTAAACTTTGGTTTGATTCCTTCTACATTTCTATCCCCCATATAAGCTGCCGCAAGTTGACTAACTCTATATGCAGCAATACTTTTATCTTTGATATTTAAAATTTTAGAAACTTCATTAATGTTAGGAACTTGTCCTTTTTTAAAACTATCTTGAATATATTTATTCTTATCTAATAT